AGGATCGCGTCGGGCGTGTTGCCGTCGGTGTAGTACGAAAGCAGGTGCAACTGGCGCTTCAGCCCGATGTTCGCGATCCCAAGGACCTGCTCCACCGGGCTCATGCCGTAGTACCGGAACGACCGCACGTTCCTGGGGGAGTAGTGCAGTTCGTCCAGCGTGTAGTCCACGGCGGGCAGGCCCTTGATGATCTGCTGGTAGGCCGGGTTCGGAGGCAGGGGCGTCGCGCCGTTGTGGTCCACCAGGATCTTGATGGTCGCGCCGTCGATCACCTGAGGGATCGCCAGACCGCCGGGCATCGGCCGGAAGTACATGGCCGGGGCGTCGATCGTCAGCAGATCATCCCAGTAGGGCCGGGCCCACTGGCGGTAGGTCCGCACCATGTCCGGCCGGCTCAGGGCCTGCATCACCTTCTTCGCCTTGTCCCCGCCGTCGGACCCGTCACGGCCCTTGATGCACCACTTCTGGGCCTCCATCTGGTCCTTGCGCGTTTCGATCGCGATTCGCAGCAGGTCTAGGCCACCCTGAACGGGATCAGCGATACGCCGCAGGGTGATGAAGTCGATCACGTCCGCGCTCTGGTCCTTGCGCGGCTGGTAGGACAGATTGATGCCGACCGGGAAGTCCCAGGGCCGGCCCTTCACTTCGTCTGGCGCAGACGGAGGCAGAGGATCGTTCGGCCCGAACCAGTCCACCATCTTGGCGGACGCGCGGTTCAGACTGGCGACGGCTCGAGCCATCAGCCCAGAGTCGATCGGCTTTCCGCCTTCAGGGGTCGCCATGGCGCGCTCCTTAAACTGTCGCGCCGGTTGAGTCCACCCACTGGGTATTCGCGGCGTTCCTCCAGATCGGCTTGTTCAGTGTCGTGTCGAAGATGTGCAAGCCAGGAACCAGCCCAAGCGTGGGCCTCTTTCCGGTGGTCGTGTTCACGACCTGATGCGCGCGGGTCCAGCCTGCACCAAGAGCATCGTTCAGTATCGAGTCAGGAACAGCGATGCAGCCGTCCACGTTCAACCTGAAGGTCTGCCCGCCGTACTGGAACTCGCTGGCGCCGGTCGGGGGGTACAGGTACTGGGTCATGGCTCCACCTCCGGGTCTTCTTCGGCCGCTATCCTATCACGCATCCCCTGGAGAACCCTTTCCATCCGTTCGTGGGGGGTCAGACCCTCCTGCTCCTCCTCGACGGCCTTCAGGGTGTCGGCCTCCTGCTTGAGCCAGTCCCACATGCCCATGTTCCCGCCACCCTGGTACAGATACTTGATGCCCTGGGTGAAGGCGTCCACGTCGTCGTCGTGGGCCAGCTTGGGGAATCCGTAGAGTTGATCGAGGAAGTCGTCGGCCCACTCAGCGCCCTCGCCCTCCAGAACGAACACGCGCCCGGCCTCCCACTGGGGGGTGATCGACCACGCCCTTGAAACCTTGTCCCCGTCCACCGTGACCGGGACCACGGGAAGGGAAGTCTCCATTTTGAGTTCCTGTATCAACGACTGACCACTCGCTGCGTCCTCGACCAAGAACGCTGTGGGTTTGTAGGCGGTCCCCATGTCCTTGGCCTTTTGCTTCAGGTCAGGGTAGGTGGCCCGTTCCTTCCAGCGGCTGAACACGTAGTAGCCGAAGTCGGTCTCCCCGATCGCCAGCCCCACGCTGAAGTCGTTCTCCTCGTTCGCCTTGAACGCGGTGTCAAAGGACAGCACGGTCCGCTTGAACTTGGGCATGGCCTCGAGCGTGAACCGCTGGACGAACCCCTTGCGGAAGATCGCGCCACCGGCCGGGGTCGGGCGCTGCTGGTGCTGCCCGGCATAGCTTGAGATCCCCAAGCGTCGCTTCTCACCCGCCACCACATCGGCAGGGAACCGCTCGGGGAAGAACAGTTCGCCTTCCACGCGCCTGGGGTCCGACCAGCCCAGGCCGGTGGGCACCCGGTCGGGGTCATCCTTCTGGGGTGGTTCGTACTCCTCACGGATGATCAGGACTTCCCAGGCGTCGGGCTCGGTGGTCAGGATGTGGCCTGTCAAGTCATCCCCATGAAGCCGCTGCTGGATCACGATTCGGTTGCCAAGGCTCATGTTGACCAGTCGGTTCGCAGCCGCGTTGTCCCACCATTGGATGATCTGGTCCCTGGCCGGCTTGCTGAACGCCTCGGCTGCGTCGTTCGGATCGTCCACGATGATGGCGTGGCCGCGCTCACCGGTGATGCGGGCGCCGGCGCTGATCGCCTTGCGGAAGCCCGTCCTCGTGTTCTTGTAGTGCCCTTTCGCGTTCTGGTCCGGGCTGAACCCCCAATCGGGAAGGAACGTGCTTCGGTACCAGTCGCTGTCCAGAATGTCGCGGCACTTGATCGAGTCACGCAGGGCCACTTCGATATTCCCGCTGATGAATAGACCGCGCCACTCGGGGTTCAGCGTCCACTTCCAGGCGGGCAGGCACACCGACAGGATCGTGGATTTCATGGACCCAGGCGGGACGTTGATGATCAGGTTCCGCTTGGGCAGCTTCCCCTCGACAAGGGCCTGAACGTGGTCGCAGATCACCTTGATGTGCCAGTTATCCACCATCCGGGCGTCAGGCTCGATGACGTGCCAGGATTCGCGCACGAACTGGTAGAGCGACCGCCGGCACACGTTGGCCTGTGTCTTCTGCAGGGTGAAGGACGGGCTTCCCTTCCCCATTTCAGTTCCCTGCGGCTTTGGCCTTCAGGTGGTCCCGTAGGGCGATCACCAACTCCAGCGGCAGATCGTCAAGGGACAGGCTGTCCTTCGGTTCGAGCCCGGACCCGTCCGGCTTGACCGGCGCGATCAGGGTCGGGCTGTCGATGCCGAACAGCTTCGCCCGGCGCTCCATGATCTTCAGCACCCGGTCCACGGCCTGGAGACCGCCCTGAACTGCCGGGCCCCAGACTGCCCGGAGCAACCGGTCCAGGCGCTCACCCTCGATCAGCCGCAGATCGTCCACGGCCTCGACCACGGTCGCCTTCAGTTCCCGTTCCACGGCTTTCTGCGCGGCGGCGGGGTGCTTGAACCCCAACTTGTCCGCGATCTCCTGGTAGGTCGCACCGGCCTTCCGAAGCGTCATGGCGTCGATTGCCCGCTTCTTGGCCTCCATTCGGCGTGGGCTTGTCCTACTTTCCCCCATTTTTATCCTCGCCCTGTTCATCTTTCGACAGGTAGAACTCTACCACCTGACGCAAAGCCTGGGCCGGGGTCAGCAGACCGCTTGGGTCAGCCTCCATCGCACGGCTCAGGGCCCTCTGAACCAGCGTCGCGGTGTGCGCGTCAACCGTCCGGGTCTGGAGCATCACGCTCACGGGGGCTTGCTTCTTCGTGCCCAGGCCCTGGGGCCCGTCCTGCTCTGCATACAACTGTTGAAGGTCGGATAGGTTAGCGCCGAACACGTCCAGCATGATGCGGAGCGAGGCGGCGACGTTCTTCACCTGACCTGCGCACCCAGCCTCGGCCAGAGCCTCCATGAACTCGTCATAGTCAGCCATCCGGCCGGCCAGGACTTCACCCTTGGAAGCGTCCTGCACCTCCAGGAACACCTTCTTGATGGTCGCGGCCTCGTCGGGCAGGAACGCGAAGGTGATCGCCGTCCAGTCCAGGGAGGCGGAAGCCTTGCCCTCGGCGTTGATCTCGGCCAGGAGACCCAGCGTCTTGTCGTCCAGGCCACACTCGCGCTTCAGATCCAGGTCTTCGATGGATTCGTACAGTTCCTTCAGGGTGGACAGGTCGTCCTCCCCGGTGATCGCGTTGTGAGCCAACTGGATGGAGACCTGCTTACCGTGGGTCAAGGTGTCCCTCGTCACCAGGAAGGTCGCACCCTTGAGACCTGCCGCCATGCCAGCCTTGCACCGATGGTTGCCGGACAGAACCTTGAACTTCGAGGTCAGCGGGTTCCACATGGCGAACGGCGCCGAACTCAGGGCGCCGTCGGCCTTGATGTTCGCAACCAACTGGGCGAATTGCTCCTGCCGCATGTAGCGGGCGTTGTGGTCCAGCAGTTCGATCTGGTCCCAGGTCAGGAACTCGGTCTCAACCTTCATTCAGAGCCTCCCACTTCTTCATCGCTTCAGCCAAGGTCCACTGACCCATCGGGGCACCGTAGGACAGCTTCCAGTGGTAGCCCACGGCCTTGTCCTCCTCGGATGCCGGATTTTTCGCAAGCAACTTCAGCACGTTCCGGTATTTCATGCTGACCGGCTTCTCGGCTTCTCGGTGAACGCCGTCGTGGTGATCGACCGGATGCGCTTCTTCGTGACCCGCTCCATGAGGATCTGAGCCTCGCGGGATAGGGCGGCGAAGACGACCAACTTCGCGACGCGCTTCCCCTTGACCACCGGGAAGTCGGGCATGAGGTAGACCGATGGGCCGTCCAGGTTGCCGACGCTGAACGCCTTCGGGGAGGTGTCCACGGCGAACACGCCCAGCAGTCGGCCATCGACCGTCACGCCGTAGGCGACCGTCACGGCGCCGGGCCGGATGCGGGGGTTCAGGTGCTGGGACCGCAGGCTGGCGAACTCCTCCTGCTTCAGCTTGAAGATCCCAAGCACCCCGCCGGCCAGCTTCGTGGGGTCCGCCTTCGGGATCTTCGGGCTAACCACGAACTGGTGGGGAACGACCACCTGCCGGTTGGTCGTGTTCGAGCAGTAGATATAGAACTTCGTCCCTCGGGGGGTGGCCTGGGTCACACCTGTCAGGAACTCCTCCATGGACTTGACCGGCTCCTGGGTGCCCATGGCCCAGAAGTCCCTCTGCTTCGCCAGGGCGATCATGCCCTCAAGGGCGTCGCGGTTGAACAGCGGGTAGTCCGGCGCGCCGTGCCACGTCCAGAGCGAGTGGAAGTGCTTGAACATGCGCTCATAGCCGCCGACATAGACCGGCGGGAAACTGATGAACCCGCCCTTCGGGTCATCGAACCACCGGCGCTGGTACTGAACCACGTCCTCGGGGTAGAAGTCCGCCAGCTTCAGCTTGGCCTCTGTCAACTTCTTGACGACCTTCTCGTGCATCCGGCCGAACTGGGACTGGTGCGCGTGGGCCAGCCCCGCCCAGTAGCTATTTTCGTGCCTGCGGACCCATGGCTCGGCCATTTCTTGCGACAGCCGGATGGTCGCAGCGCGGCCCTCCCGTGTGTCCATGAATGGCAACAGCCACGCCAGATCCTCGGCGTGTTCTGGGGAGAGGCTGACCTTCGCCTCCTTCCCGGCAAGAAAAAGACCCAGGCTCGAGGTGAACAGGGACACGTCGTTCCCCCTGTACTCCTTGCCCAGGTCCAGCAACGACCGCTCGATGGTGAACTCACCCGAATAGCCGACCCAAATGCGTTCGATCCCCCACCCCTGAACAACGCGGTGGAGGATCGAGGTCACGTCTTGCGGTAGGGTTCCTTGGAACATGGCGATTGGAGCGGGCGGCTGGTTTCGAGCCAGCGTTGCCGGGGGGTACCCGGAGTCCTACCACCTAAACGACACCCGCATGTCCTCCTGGGCCCCAGATTGGGGGACGGGAGGTTCGCCGTCAATACCGATTTTCTTCGTCAAACAGCCCAATCTGACGCGCTTTCGGCGGTTTTTCGGGCTTTTTCACCGTTTTCAGCGTGATTTCGGGGGGTTGAACCTTGAGGTGCCGCTGGCCCAGTTCCTTGACCACCATGCCCGTCTTCTGCTCCCACCATTCCGCGAACATTCTGCGGTGGCACCAGTCACCCTTCGCCAGATTCTCCCAGCACAAAAGGGCGACCTTCCCCTCGGGGTTCTTCTCGGACACCTCTTGAAGACGGGCCATGAGCCAAGGGACACCCACCTTCTCCAGCTTCGCCAGATACTTCACCCGGTATTCGGGCTCGGGGATCTGGAGCCAGCTTCCGTGGGGCATCAACTCGGGGATCGAAGCCATCGTCGGGAACGGCAACGGGAACTTCGGGACGCCCAGGCTGATGCTCACCGCGTTGCACCCGGACCCGATGATTAGGTTCCCGGCGTTCCATCTGCTTGTATAAATCTGCATATCCTGGTTCCTCAGTTAATTATACTGCATTTACCCTACTTCTGCCACTAAAAGTTCCCGCATAGTTTCTTCCAGCAGGTCCAGTTCATTACCATACTGCCGCTCGAACTCGCGGTGGGACAGCTTGCTTTGACAGTGGACGCCGTTCCAGTGGTGCAGGAACGGGCAGAGGGGGATCGCCTCATGGTCCCCAGCCTTCTGGGACGCTCCGTAGAGCGCCCCGTCCGGCTTCCTCTTGATGTGGTGGGCTTCAGCCGCCACCCACCCGCGCCCAGCCTTCCGACACAGGATGCACCCCAGACTGCGGACCCGGGCGAGGTGTGGAAGATCGACCACCCTCTTTGGCTTGATGCGCGGGGCCGGGGGGCTCTGGCGCCTGGGCGCCGGACGCTTGGGACGGATGGGTAGGCGGCGAAGCATGGGCCTAGTCTCGCTTGAACATGAACGGGAAGCACAGGCTCATGGGGTTTTCGGAGGTGCCCTTCACCTGATCCTTGCGGACGGTGACCATTTCGGGCGGGTTCACGGTGTCCCAGAACTCGCCGGTCATCGCCTGCTTCGCCTTCTTCAGCGCCTCGAGAGCGGCGCCGTGGGCTTCGATCGCGGCCTTCAGCGCGGCCTCGGCCTGCTTCTCGACGGACTGGGCGTCCTTGTACGCCTGGATCGCGGCCTTCGTGGGCCCGGTCTCCTTCTTGGCCTCGGCCAGTTCAGCCAGGGCATGGGCCCGCTCACGGCCCAGGTTCTCGTTCATCTTGAGCAAGGCGCTGATCCGCGCTTCCTTGTGGTTCTGAGCGATCTTCAGGTTCTCGGCCAGGGCCCGGTTCTGGGCCTCCAGGGTGCGCAGGGCGGTCAGCGAGGCGCGCGGCCGGGTGGTGGGCTTGGGGGTGGTCTTCTTCTTCATGGGATCACCTTGGTTGAGAGCGTGGGAAGGGATGACTCAAGCCGGCGGCTGGTGTCGCCTGCTTCGCGGAGCGCGTCCGCAAGACGTTCTGCTGCCTGCCTGACCGCTTCTCTGGGGGTGGGGTGGTTGAAGTCCGACTTCACGTCGATTTCAACCCCCTTCCCAACCATGAACAGCTTTAGGCCACAATGCCATCCGGTGGTCGCGTACTGCCCCAGCGTGACCTTTCCGAACTTGGACAACTCGTGGATTTCGTCCTGCAGGTCCATCAGGGCACCAGCGGCTTACCTGACTCGTCCGTCAGGGGGGTGCCCGGAAGCACCACGGTCGCGGCCACCCCAGACTGCTTGATGATCATTTCCAGGGCCAGCACGATCTTCCGCTGGTCCTGCAGGACGGTTCCGGTCTCCTCGTAGGTGGAAGGGATGCCGGCGCCGTTCCGCAGATCGCGGGCGGTGTTCTCGAGCGCCTTCGCCACGTTGATCCCCGTGATCTCGACCAGCGGGTTGATCAACCGGGGCTTCTTCGCCTCGGAGAGCATGATCCTCTCGCGGGTACAGCGCAGGGCCAGCTTGTCGAACGCCCTGGCCAGGCCGTCCAGCACCTGCTCGGGCTCCTTCGCGTCCTTGAGCCCGTTCAGTTCGTTCGCGGCGATCGCCACGATCTCGAGCATGGACTTCGCGGCCAGGGCCAGCGTCGGGTTCACCTTCACCTTCTGCTGCTTGGACCCGGCCTTCTCCTCCGTCACAGGGACGGGCACGTTGTCCGGGCCCAGTTCGGGCACGGGGGTTGCGCTGGGCTCCGCAGGGACTTCGGCGGGCGGCTCGGCGGGGGTGGGGGGGGGAACCTCGGGTTCGCCGCCGGGATTCGGCTCTGGCGCCTCGGGGTTCTGGGGATCTTGCGGGGTTTCTGACACGTCGGCCTCTTTCAACGGGCCGGGCACACGGTCCCGGCCGGTGGTGGTGAATTGACTCAGGGGATGCTTGGGGCTTCGTCGTCGTCGGCGCGCATCGCTTCGATATCTCGAAGGATCTGCTCCTCCTCGGACAGGGCCGGGGGCAGGGCGCCGGCCATCTTCAGCAGGTCCAGGATGGTGAGGGGCTTCGCGGGGATCGTGTCAGGCATCGTCTTCCCCAGGAACTTGTCCACGGCTTCGCCGGGGCTCCGGGCTTCGACCACGCCCAGGTGATTCCCCTGACCGTCGAACATGGCGAACCCCTTCGGGGGCTCAGTGATCTCTCCGGTCAGCACGTCAACGACGACAGCCCGACCAGTCTCGGGATCGGTCTCGATCAGGACTTGCCGGCCGTCGGCCAGGGTCTCAATCTTCAGCGTGGGCAGCATTGGCGGTCTCCCTTCTCAGGCGTGAGGATTCGAGTGCAGCCTGCGCGCCGATTTTAACCAACTCCCGGCGTTCTGCTGCTGACTTCTTCGCGTGGCGGGACACACACTCGCGGTTCACCTGGGCCTTCCGCTCCTTCCGCTCGGGGGTCATCGGGGCCCGGCAGTCCACGCCGCGACGGTTCCACCCTCGATTCTTGACCATCCGGCCCTCCTCGATCTCCTCCTCATGGAACCCGCAGTATTTCTCGATCGCCGCCTTGTAGCACCCTGGGCGCTCACAGATCGGCCCGATGCGGGCGGATATGGCCTTTACCAACTCCTGGGGCTTCTTCGCACCCTTCAGGGCCTTCATCGCCCTGGCAAGCAGATCGAAGTCCAGGGCTTCAGGACGCGGCACGTTCATTTCGAATCCTCTCTGCGATCTCGAGCAACTTCTGGCGGCGCTCCGGGCTCCCGGTGCCCTCGATCCTCTTGAAAAAGTCTTCCAGGGCGCTGGTCCGCTTGGCCTTCTCCTCGGCCTTCCGGCGTTTCGACTCCCTGCTTGCGATTCGCTTGGCCTCCAGGCGCTCCTCCTCGGTGGCGTAGACCACGACCTTTCGTGGCACGTCGTCGGGCAGCTTGTGGTGGTTCCTCCTCACGCCTTCACCTCCTTCTTGAACTCGGTGGTTTCCACGATCTCGCCGCGCTTGATGGCGTTCACCCTGCCGCACTTGTGGCACAGGTGTTCGACCCGCTTCTCCCAGTTCATGCGCACGTAGACGCTGAACTGGTGGCCCTCTGTGCAGGCGCAGACATACCCTCTGGGGCGGTCCCTGGGCTCAGGCATCCGGCACGTCCTTGGACACGTCGAACATCACGGCGACCGTCTGGTCGAATGGATCAACCCAGAGCCCCAGGCGAACAGCGTGAACAGCCTGGGAAGCCAGCGGAGGGAAGCCTCGGTCCCCCAGCGGCTGGGACCCGGCCACGATGCGCGAAACGGTTGGCGTGTAGACGTTCACTTCTTCTCCCTCTGCTTCTCCAGTTCGGCCATGACCCGGTAGACCGGGATCATCCGGGCGCCCCACCAGTCTTCGGTCTCAAGGGGCCCGCCCTTCACGGACTGGTGGTACACGGTCTGGGCGTGGCGCCCAAGGATTCGCGCGGCCTGGGCTCGAGTCACGTGCGACGGTGACGTGATCATGCCCGGCGGGGGCTTCGGGTGGTCGGTCATGGCTGTTGCTCCTCTGCTTGATCCCCTGCCCAGGCCCGAAGGGTCTCGGCCCGCTTTGCCCACAGCTTCGCGCCCTGGGCCTCTTGGAATCTGAACTCCCAGCGGCGCCGGTCCCTCGATCGGTCTGACCGCAGGATCGCCACCTTGCCGCGATCGAAGTACTCCTCCTCGTCGTGGGTTCGCGTCAGGTCTCGCTGAAGCTGTTCCTTCGCCAGAGCCTTCCGCCGGGTGACCGCCTCGCGCGCCACCCGATCCTGTCTCCAGGCTTCAGCCAGAACCTTCTTGATCACCAGCATGGCGAAGGCCCACACGCCGGCCGTGATGACACTCTCCTCCCAGGTCACTTCCCACGCTCCTTCTGCTTCTTCACCAGTTCCTGAAAGGACTGGATGGCCCGCTCGGTCTTCTCATTCTCCCGGCGACAGGTCTCCTCCCACTCGCGCTTGGCCTCACTCACCATGCGCTGGTGCTGGACCATCATCACGATCGGCGCAAGGAACGTAGCCAGGACCACCGTGAGCCCGATCGTCGCCAGCCCGTTGATCACCTTCGCCCCAAAGGGGACTTCATCGTTCTCCCGCACGGGTCACCTCCTTCACGACCATGACCGAGCACCGGCAACCCAGGCCACAGGCGGCGCGCCGGATGCGGAAGTACTTCCCGGTCATGTGGTCCAGCACCGTGAATCGGTCCCCGTTCGGGCTCTCGTCCAGGCGGAACGTCCCGTGGGACCCGATCACCAGCATCGGCGCGTGGTTCTCTGGGTAGTAGTTCGGCTTCTTCTCCTCAGCCTCAAAGATTCTCTCGGTCATTTCTCCTCCGTGGGGAAGGAACGGGGGGCCCGGCCTCGGCCCCCCCTTGGGTTGGACTACCACTTCGCCTCGATCAGTTCTTCCACCATTTGCATGGCCTTCACCATCGTCTTGCCCTCGATCTGGTGCATCAGGTTTGCGCAGGGCGCCGTGCTGAAGCAGGGGTTCTCGAGGTTGCGCAGACAGGCGCGCTTCAGTTCAGCCGCCGCCTTCTCAGCGCCCATCCGGTTGAGCCAGTCCAGCGCCAGGGTGTAGATGCTCACCACCGAAGCGGCCTCCATCGCGTCCTGGGCCCAGGCGAAGGCGTAGGCGGCGCCGTCGGATTCCATCCGCTTCGTGAACGCTTCCACGATCTCGCGGGCGTCCTGGATGCGGCGCTCGAACCGCTTCTGGGTCATGGTCAGGGGGTTCATTTCTTCGGTCATGGCTTTCTCCTGTGGGGTGGGGTGGGTGGACTTTCTCGATACTTAATTATACAGTCTGACTACCCACGCGCCATAGTTTTTTACCTTACCTTGCGCGGTGTGACACCAGTCACAGCGACCCTCCTCGTCGCCTCACGCACCGCCCTCGATCGGGTCCAGCCCTGGGCGATCAACTGGGCCACAAGCCCCTGCGCCGCCGCCTTCGTCACCGTCTGGTTGTGCCGCTGGCGCTGGGCCCGGCCTTCGTGCATCGCCGCTCGATCCTTCTTGTCCATCCCCATCTCCCGTGAAGCACTTCGGTTCGTGTCCAGCCCCATCGGGGCGCCCACAGAACGGGCAGTAGTCTTCGCTCATGGCTCCTCCATTGGACAAGATCAGGTGATCTGCCTAGACTTCGGTTCGGAATCTTTCTCGATGGTCTTCTTGAAATACATGCGCCCAGCCGTGTGATAGACCACGATGCCTT